CGAAAAAGAATGAGGTAGTGCGTAAACAAGATGTCGTGAAAGTGGATTCTCATTGGTCACACTGTGAAGCTTGGTACTTGGAAACCAGGAGGAAGTACTTGGTCGAATTTTCTGCACTGAAGAAGAGGAAAGAATACCCGAATATGGGGAAGGATGAAAGGGCAATAATGCATGAAGTTGCGCAAGAGTTGGGTATCACGAAATCATCGTATGGCGATGGAAGAGTAAAGACTTTTGTAATCCAACCAGAAGGAGTGGAGGAAGAAGAGCCCGCTGAAATGGAAAAAGACCTAGCGAAGGTGCTCGAAAGCTGGCTGATCGACACTGATGCGTGTGGAGGGTGTTGGCTTTCACACATAAAACAGAATTCAACTGGGGTGTTGAAATCGACGGCGAAACTAAATGAGAAATTGTGGAACGCTGAAGGTTTGTGTTGGAGCGACACCACTAATGGACCGAGTGTCAGATTGAAGTCGCACAAACACACAATTGTTGCTGTCGAGGCTGATGTGGGTAGGCCAACGGGACGCAGGGATGGCTCTTGGTGGTATGAAGATTCGTCTTGTCCGGGGTCTCAGAGTATAGGCAAAAGTGATGGTGTCGTCGTGCCAGCGTACTATGTGGTCGTAGAAGTGAGCAATGGGACCACTCTACAAGGGGCCCACAAGAAAGCCCTTGAGGTGTTGTACGGAAGAGAAAAGGTCAGCTCTAAACTGTCAGAGACCAGGTTGCTGAGGCATGAGTTCGAGGGCTGTTCTACCACCCCTGCACACACAGTGTCGTTGCTGAGCTATCACCTGGTCGGGGTGCCAAGGCGAGGAGAAAGCACCACGGAGGAGATTGCAAGGCGAGTCAAAGACTTTGCACTGGGAGGTTTTCTGCGAGTTACTTCGAACACGAAGGTAAACCCTAGGACTGAGGTGGAGGTGAGGTTATTGGAAAATTTTCGACCATCAGCAATGGTGGACAGGAAGCACAAGCGGAAGAATTCAAGGGTGGCAAGGAATAGCAAGTGGGGACAGGATAAACGTGAGCCACATCAAAGCAATGACAACAACAGTGCATCAAGCAACATGGCAGGAAAGCACGGGCTGTCCGGAGCTCTTGAAGCGCTGCCGAAATTCTTGGTCAACAAACACAACTTGCGGATTGCTGAAATACCTGAGTATAATAAGTGGGGAGAACTCAGGGTATTCAGCTGGTTGAGGTTTATAAATCCAAAGTGCTCAAAAGCTGATACTGAAAATGACGACTACTACATTGGAGTTGTCAACTCCACTGCGAGGGCGACGGTGTTGGCTCAAGACGACTTGGACAAAGCTATAACTTGGCCGGATGAGTTAGGAGAAAACCACCTTTTCCTGTTCGGATTTAAATCAAAGCAAGAACACAAGATAGTTGCCAAGACTCAATCTGGAAAACCAAGGGTAGTTGTGGCCTCCGGAGAAATCACTAGCCTTTATGTGCGACAAGTCAACGACGTGAGCCCACTGACGGAAATAGACAGGACACTAATCTCCAAAGGAGACGTGGAAGAAGCCATGGCAAGAGGCACATTCACGGTTGAGGATTTCACGCAATTTGGAGATGCATGGCAATTTCCAAAGACCCGAGTGAGAATGGAAAGGTCCGGCACACACGCGATTAATGCTCACCAAGGGAGCATGTATGTTGGAAGTGTTGACACAGCTTTACACTATGCCGGCCTAGAGAAGGATCCTGTGTTTCCAATCACAGAGCTCGAGTGGAGCGCAGCCAAGCACAAGAACTGGAAAGAGAAAGGCAGATTCGGCCCGGAAAACTCAAAGGCATACCGAGGTTGTTCTTACAGACACTACGAACGCTTCCAGGAAATGGCACCAAAAAGCATGCTCCTAGCTGACATGCCATGGGAGAAAATATGCGCCGAGGTCGCAGAAGCTACTCAAGGGAAGAGTCCACTCACATTACATGAGTTGGTAGAATACATCCGAGATTGGGCAAAAAGCGACAAGGAGGTGGCGAAGCTCCTTGACATTACAAGACAGGTGAGTTATGCTTTTGAGAGCCAGCCAGGGGCTTGGTTGATGGACATTTCATACACCAAGGTGTATGTCAGAGAGGGGAGAGGCACAACGGGAATAGAGTATGTTGCACTGCCAAATAGTTACTACGGATTCCTCGCTGATGGTTTGTGTTTGGATCTACCAGGTGAATCCGGAGAGCGTAGGCACAACGTCGGCCACATTGGTAACATTATGGAGACACTGGGCTGGATCGCGTTCGAAAAGGGACGATACCAATACATTAGATCTGTAGCAGAGCTGGCAGGGAAGAGGCAAATTGATCCAAAGCTGTTCCAAATACGATGGACTCCAGCCGGAAAAGTTGGCACAGAAAAGAATCTGAAGTCTTCAATACAGGAGCACAACAAGTGTGCTCTGAAGGATTGTGGGAGAGTCTCGTACAACGGGAAGGCTGGAGAGTATTGTTGCAGGACGTGCAAGACATCTAACGGGGTGGAACACGGATCTACTTGCACAGCCAAGCATATGAGGAACGCAGAAGTGGAACCGACAAAGGACGGAGCGGGCTCCTTGGTAGTGTTGTCAGATTCGACGTTTTTGGATGGTGTCGAGCAACTTGATAAGGAAGCGATGATCAAGAGAAAGTTCCACATCAGCTCGATGCCGAGTCACACCATGAACGACGAGGGATTCCGTCTTCATCATGCTCTTGAACTTTCCCATTTCAAGGATTGCGAGATTGACGTCAGGTTTGTGAGTCCAAATTTTAAGAAGATGTCAGGTAGGAAGAAAGGCAAGCCAGACAATCGCACAAGAAAGCTGGAAGGTCTGACTCCCGTCTTTGGTGACTGGGCGTCTAGCGAGTTGAACAACTTCATACCATTAGCGGATCACTGGTCAGACCCAACCCACCTGAATGCACAAGGGTGCATGGCTGGAATGACCAAGATATCCAAGCACTTGGGCGCGAGCAACGGGAACAAGATGTCCATTGTCATTTGTGAACCTTTTGGTAAGGCAAAGAGCATCAAAGGTGAGGCAGACCGGTACAATGTGAAGTTACAGTCTGCCAAGACTCTCAAAGACTTCATCGTAGCCTTGAAGGGGAGGGTGATAATGTCTGATGAAGTGAGACTTGGGAAGACGGAGGGAATAAAAGCAGCAATACCAGAAAAGTGGTGTGATGTAGTATCTGAAACCGAAGAAGATTCTGATGGCCAAGACGAGCACTCCGAGGGGCCAGGATCCACAACATCAAGGCTAAATGATGTGCTTGTCATAAAGGACTTGCACCAAGATGGCGACAACAGTGAGACGATCATTCGGGCATCTAGGGCCAGGGTCAAAAGTCACCTCGAGGAAAACAGCCAAGGGTCTTTGAGGCAAACGAAGCACGCGCTGGACTTGGTATTGGAAGGTGACCACACTCTCCAGAACCTCGCACAGCTTACAGAGCAAGAGCAGGACTTCCTAGAGAGATACTACATATGCGTCCGAGACGGAGATGTGAAAGGATTCTATGAGTGGATGGACGAAAAGCACCCTGACCAGAAGGTCACAAAGCTAAGGTTCATGGCATGTGTGGGACAAATGCAAGAGCGCGGGAAGCATTCTAACAGTGGTTCGCGGGGGAGCCAGAGTGACAGGAGTGACCCAGACTCACGAGTGCGACGAAGGCAGAAGCCAGATTCCGAGCCATGTGAGGGACGTAAAAGGGTCACCAGGAGAAGAGAGAAGGCAATCGCAAAGAAGCGTTGGAAAGACGAGTACTCCAAGCTTGTCGACATCGACAGCAAGGTCATAACGAGGACAGGGCAAAAGATTGGGTTTGAGTACAAGCGCGAGATGGCGTACCAACTAAGCAGGAGTGGATTCTGCAGTGATGGCACAATAACCGCTGACATGTTGGTTGAGCTCAGCGATGTCGCCAACGCTCACTACAGTAACAGGATACGCAATGAACTTCTCGAAATGGTCCAAGAGTGCCAAGGAGGAGAGGTGACGGTGACCGCAGACCCGGTGGTAAAAATGAACAACGTGAGGAGGAAGTATGGTGTGCTCGTAGATTTCAGCAATGCCATGGCGGCCTTCAAAAACAGCAGATTGATGAGGCCATTCCACGATGTCAGGCTGCATCAAAAGGAGACGAGAGCAAAGCAGAGAAGGCAGGTAGGCGAGTGCATCAGCAGCCAAGTTGGAAAGTTTGAAATTTACAACGGGACGAAGGGCAACTTCGGAAAAGAGTATGACTCCGTGATAGTTCGTGGAACGGCTGGGTGGAGCCGTGGCGTGCTGGACACCGTAATGGCTTTTATAGCAGGCGATGATGAGAACATCATCAAGCTTGAAGAGGGGTTTGCTGATGACAGGCACTATATTGCTGGAATGAAAGGAGCCGCAAAGGGCGCTGTCCCAGTTGGTCCACCGGCAGCTCCAGCTCCAGTAGTACCACCACCGCCTTTGCCTTTTCTTCCAGTGGCTGGACCAATGGCCGATCCAAACCAGGCTGCGTTAGACCGCCCTGCATGCATCCACCACACCTTTGCACAAGTGTATCCAACGCACTCATCTTTTAGGGGATTGGCCACTGATGAAGATTGTCTGTTTTTAGCCTTGACCTGGACTCGTGGGATCGACACAAGAGTATGGAATCAAGCAGCAATGCAGCTCCACGCAAGGACATCTGCAAGTGTGGCAAGTGCCGGTTTCAATGCTTTGGTTTGTCTAGCAGAGAGTTTCGGAGGCAATGCAGGAAACCCGTACCCGGCGCGCAACTTGATGACTGCCGCACAAAGGCAAGAAATGAGGGCGATAAGAGCCGCGGTGACGGCAAGCTTGGCGGCCCACCAATCTCAAGGGCGTGGCCTAATTCGTTACATGTACAGAACGCAGCTCCTATCTAGGAAGACACACATCCACCGGTTTGGGAGGTGTGGATACTGTCCCGATGGGTGTGCAGCGGTTCCTGGGGTTGTGTGCAATATATTGTTAACGGAAGGAGCTGGAGTGAACCATTGGAATGCTATTGACGACAGTATTCCGTTGCAAACAGAGATAGGAGACGAAGACAGGAGGAAAATCAGTGATGCCGTTGACAAGATCAACTGCCAACATTTTCACGATGCCCTTACGCCATCAAGCCTAGCGCTCCGCAAGATGGAAGTAGTGGAATTGCTAACAGCCAACTCTGTGCCGGATGCTGTCATCGAATGCCACAGTTTGGCTATAAGCGAGGAGCTCATTCGGTATTCGGGGGTGGCCAATGCGATGTTTGGAGCCACGATGAGAAAACAAGCACAGCAGGGGCTCCCTATGCACGCAGAGTTGAGATCGCATCTGGAAAGCATTCCAAAGATCACAGTGATTGGGTCCGCACTTCAATCAGCGAGGCCGCCTCGGGCGGTCCTGTTGGTGTTGACAATGCTTTTTACACTGAGGACTTGCGCGTTGTGCATCATATTGCGGCCTCTAATGCCTCTGTACGGAGCATATCTGGAGAATACTCATTCCCTGAGCCTATGGAACATGATTCTGTATGCTGCCATGGAGGCGCAAGGTGTTTGTGTGGCAACATTGCGGCGCAGTCTGACCAACACGTATTCAGCCCAGTGTTTACTAGCGAATTGTGTACAGTTTGCGGAACTCAACCCCAAGCAGGTCACGCTCACTTGCACCATAGATGTTGCAAATCCTATAACACTTTTGATACAGAGTTGCTTCCTGGACATGATCTCAAAAGCTTGGTGGTGGCCGGGGGCTATAATGACAGCAGCAGCGTGTGCTGCGACTTATTTGATCAGGGTAGGCTCAGAAGAAGCACAGCTCCACTTGGCAGGTCTAGGCTTGAAACGTTCCCGTCCAAGCATCTACAATGCACTTATGAAGACAGAAAACACGGCCTCTTGGTATTTGGTAAGATTGGTCTATGTCGTGGTGCTATCGGTAAGTTGCGTTGGCCTCGTGGTGAGTATTCGATGCGCGTTAAACGCGATAGACTTCACAACAAGTATGTGGCTGGGAAGAAGCAGTGTGGAGTCGGCAGCAAGATCCGGATGGTTAACTTGGTTCCAATATCAAGAGAGAGTGTTCACAGAAGTCGCGTTTGGGCTCCATCGGATTGCGCGCACAATCTCTCGATTGCTGTTACTCATAGGCTATGTAGGAGTCGCACGGCAGCTTCTCCCCGTCTTTTGGCCGCTTTTAAAGCCTACGGTAGGTATAACCTTCATGACCGTATTGACTCAGACAGAATCACAATTCCCCAGGGATATAATGAGACAGTCAAAGCAGTCGAGACAATTGATGGAATTAGCAACACAAGGCACAAGAAGATGGTCAAAGCTGCAGTCAAATCACGAAAGCAGAGTGACAAGATGGAGCCAACTTTACAAGGATTTGTCGGAAGCAGACAACGAGCCCGAAAACCAAAGGATTGGTCACACGA